CAAACCACGACAAACAGAGACCCGGCAGGCTGATGAGCGCAAGCGCACATGGCAGAGACCGGAACTTTTGCCGACGCCTGACGCTGAAGATGGTTACGTGTTCCGGTGGGTCCGCACTTCTATCGCTGGAACATCAGACACGAAGAACGTCTCATCCAAATTCCGTGAAGGCTGGGAACCAGTCAGAGCGGGAGATTACCCTGAACTTAAAATCGTGAGTGATTTAGACTCACGCTTCCCTGACAACATCGAAGTGGGCGGACTGATCCTCTGTAAATGTCCTGCCGAATTGATGGAACAACGTAGACATGCACAACAGATGCAGGCTGAAGGCCAAATGCAAGCTGTAGACAATTCTTATCTGCGCCAATCTGACCCGCGTATGCCAATGCTCAAGCCTGAGCGTTCTACGCGCGTGACCTCATCCGAAAGCTGAATACAGCTTTTATTTTGTAACGCACTAAGGAGAAGATCATGGCTACTACTGCCGCTCCATACGGGTTAAAGCCCGTAAAACGTGCTGATGGCCTGCCATATGCTGGGGCAACTACCCAGTATCTGATCGACCCCGCAGGTGAGGCAACAAACCTCTTCTACGGTCAAGTCGTTCATATTGGCGCTGATGGGTACATCGCACTTTCCGACGCAACTGGTGCCGATGGCACGACAAACGCATTTCCAACAGGCACGACCCTCACAGGTTCGCTTGGTGTGTTTGTGGGTTGCGAATATGTTGACGCCAAAGGCAAGCTGACATTCGCTCAGTATTACCCTACTGGCTACGCAGCACCAACAGGCACCTCAATCAAGGCGTATGTTGTAGACGATCCGAACGTATTGTTCCAAGGACAGATGGATGGCGCTATCGACCAGTCTGACATTGGCGCGAACACGTTCTTCGCTGCAGCGCAGAGTACATCCACTGGAAGCACTTCCACTGGAAACTCGACGTCCGCATTGGAGTCCACAACTGTTACGACGACCGCGGCTTTCCGCATCGTCTCTGCAGTTTCACCGATTGGGGACGCATTTCCTGACGTTCTGGTCAAATTCAACCTCGGATACAATAGCGCCACAAACGCTGTTGGCCTTTAAGGAGGGCTAGAACATGGCTATTTCACGCGCCCAACTTATGAAGGAACTTGAGCCGGGTCTAAACGCACTGTTCGGTCTTGAGTACCAAAAGTACACAGACGAGCATGCGGAGATTTATGAAACCGAGTCTTCAGAGCGTAGCTTTGAGGAAGAGGTAAAGCTTTCAGGCTTTGGGGCTGCCCCCGTTAAGGCTGAAGGTTCTGCGATCTCTTATGACAACGCTCAAGAGTCCTTCACTGCTCGTTACAACCACGAAACCGTGGCAATGGGCTTTTCGATCACCGAAGAGGCTGTCGAAGATAACCTCTACGACGCACTGTCGGCTCGGTACACAAAGGCTCTTGCCCGTGGCATGGCCTACACCAAGCAGGTCAAGGGCGCAGCGCTCCTGAACAGCGGCTTCACCACCTATATCGGTGGCGACGGCGTTGCTCTATTCAGCACTGCTCACCCAACCGTAGCGGGAAGCAGCAATGCCAACCGCTTGGCTACTGACGCTGACTTGAACGAGACTTCGCTTGAGCAGGCTGTGATTGATATCGCTGCCTTCACTGACGAACGTGGTCTCTTGATTGCTGCGCAGCCGCGCAAGATGATCGTTCCACCTGCACTGATGTTCGTTGCAACTCGTCTCCTTGAGACAGAAATGCGCGTCGGCACTGCAGACAACGACATCAACGCAATCAAGTCGAACGGTTCAATCCCACAGGGTTACCGCGTCAACCACTATCTGACGGACAGCGATGCTTGGTTCCTGACCACAGACGTTCCAAACGGCATGAAGCACTTCGTGCGGACTGCTATGGCGACGGGCATGGACGGGGATTTTGATACAGGGAACGTGCGCTACAAAGCCCGCGAACGATATTCCTTCGGAGTTTCTGATCCCTTGGGTATCTTCGGATCACCCGGCGCTTCCTAAGAAGTTCCACATAACTTTTGAGATGGGCGGTCTTCGGATCGCCCTTTCTTTTTGAGAAGACTTCTGTAAAGTCCTGCAAATGATAACTTTTAACCTGAGGGGATAAGCTATGCGTGAATTTCTCAAGACAAAAAAGGGAATGATGATCGGGGTGTTTGTGGTTGCAGTCATTGTTCTCGCGGTCGCTAACCAATTTCTGCAGTAACGCAGATGGCCGATTACATGAAGTTCCTGCCGCTGGTTTTGATTGCGGCTGGGCTAGTGGCCAGCGCCACCACGGCACAAATGCAGATCGGAAGCCACGGCGATGAAATCTGGGATTTGGGTGAAGGTGTCGATGAAAACGAGGAAGACATCGAATTGATCCAACGCGAGTTAATTGCGCGCCAAGGCGAAACCCGGCTGCAAGTTCAGCGGATCGAAAATGAGCAACGGTCGCAAGGTGAAGACCTTGATCAGATACTTCTTCTGCTTCAACAGCAGATGCAGGCCAACTGAAACAGACTGTTTCGTTTTTGGAAACTGCCGTGCTAGGCTTCCGGCTCCGAAACATGAAAGGGAAAAAGATGAAATACTTCTATGCAACTTTGATTGTGCTGGGGCTGGCTATAGCCGCGAACGCGAGCGGCAAGCCTGCTGGCGTAGGCAAGGCCGATCACGTTGATGCGTGGCATGGCACTGGCGACAACCATCAGGGCAACAACTCGCCGGGTGATACAGCGTCTGATCGTCACAACTTTGACGACGCAGCCGCTGGCGGCTCTGGCAAGAACCCACCTGCTGACGAGTAGCCTCAGGCTAAGTCAGAAAACATCAACCGAAAGATAGGGAAAGACTATGACTGCTAATGCAAATACAGACCTAGACGCTGCACAATCGGCTGGGGCCACAAGCGCTGGGCAATCCGCACAGTATGACGTGGGAACCAATCGTTCTCAGGATGTGGACAAAGACACAGGCACCGACGAACGCTTTGAAGTGGCCACGGCTGACCGCAGCGACTCGTGGTTTGCGAATGGGAAGCGGACGTATGATCTGCACCAGACGCTCGACACCGACAAAATCCTGCAGGCTGGCAAGCAACAGGCAAAACTGGACAGCATCGAACTGGCAGAGCGTGAGCAGCGCATCCGTCACGTTGAGGCTGAGTTCAACCAGCGCATGCGCCACGCAGACACAAGCAACACCGTGGTCGCTGCATTGCTTGGCGACATGGCTGAAAAGCTGGAATACGTCAAAGAGAAGATGTCGAAAGCCTAATCCTGATTGGCCCCACTTCGGTGGGGTCTTTCTTTTCTCTTTCTAAAAAGTTTCATGAGACTTATACTGACGGCGAGCAGCATCAGAGGCATGCCGACTGGGACGCTCACCCAGACGCTACACAGACTGTGTGCCTAAACCTTGTGTAGAAGGAACACGAAATGAGTAAGACCACTTTTTCCGGTCCAGTAAATCTTGGAACATTTGCAGTCGCAGACCTCCCAGCAGCAGCAAGCCACACTGGCTGCGTGGCGTTTGCTTCAGACGCGCTGATCGCATCTGAGACAACGGGCAACGGAACTGGCAATCTTGTATTCTCCAATGGCACCATCTGGGTTCGTGTGGATACGGGCGTAGTAACTGGCGCATAAGGAATGACCAATGAACTCGGATGTAAAATCTACGAGGGTCGCTGCTAGTGGTGCTATCTTCGCTGGCCCCGGTCGAGTGAAGAAAATTTGCTACCTTGCTGGCGCTGTTGCTGGAACACTCAGCATCCGCGACGGCGGTGGCTCAGGTGCAATCCTTGCAACGGTTGATACTCCAGCCGACGCAACTGCAGCGAACACAGTTGAGATACCAGAAAATGGCTTGCGATGCGAAACCAGCGTTTACGTTGAGTTCGATCAGGCTGTAGCAGTCACTGTGTTCTACGGCTAATTTAAGCCAAGAAAAGGATGAAGATGATGAACCGAAGCAATATGTCGAAGCAGATGAGTGGCGGCGCTGGCCGCGCAAAGGGAACCGCAATGGCGGCTGACAAGTCCGCTGGGCGCTCGTCCGCTGCAGCAGGCGCAGGCAAGCGTGTGCAGGCCCGTACAGGCGCTGACAAGGGCATGGCAATGGCTGCCCAGAAGTCTGCTGGCCGAGGCTCTGACATGGGCCAGAAGATGCGTGGATATGCCAAGGGCGGCAGCATTGACGGCATCGCTCAGCGTGGCAAGACCCGCGGGAAGATGTGCTGATAGATGGCAGTTGTAACACCAGACCTGTCGGAACTTTTTGAGGAAGCCTTTGAACGGGCCGGTCTCACGATGCGGTCTGGCTACGATCTAAAGACGGTGCGCCGAAGCCTCAACCTTCTTCAGCTTGAGTGGCAGAACCGTGGCCTGAACCTCTTCACGGTAGACAGCGGCACCCTCGCCTTGACGGCGGGGACTGCGTCTTACACGATGCCAGCGGACACGATTGATCTGATTGAGCATCAACTGCGTACAGGCACCGGAACCAACCAAACAGATTACAACATGCGTCGGGCATCTGTCTCGACGTATGCGAAGCAGACAAACAAAAACTCTCAGGGCAGGCCGACCATGATTTACGTGGATCGGCAGGCAAGTCAGGTTGATCTCTATCTCTGGCCAACCCCAGACAGCAGCACATATTCCATTGCTTACCACAGGCTGAAAGGAATTGACGGGCTTGTGAAGGGCATCGCTGGAAGCGCTGACATCCCTCCTCGCTTTGTTCCGGCGCTTGTCTCCGGGCTGGCCTACCACGTAGCGATGAAGAAGCCTGAGGCGCGGCAAATGATCCCCGTCCTCAAGCAGGAATATGAGCAGCAGTACAAGCTTGCGGCTGAAGAGGATCAAGACAGTTCATCTTGGATCATCAGCATGAGGGCAAACACACCATGAGCAGAGTTCTTTCCCTCCCACAGGCCGTGATGGATTATCGCCTCATTCAGGCGATGAACGAAATCCGCGGGAACTACAATGACGTTGTGGATGTTATCTCCAAGGCGAAATCCCTAAACAAATTCGGAACAAACACAACCGTTGGAACTGACTACGAGACAGTGGCGCAGTTTCAGGGCGCGGTTGGGAACGAAACCTTTGTTTCCACAAACCTGATCGACAGCGTGGTTTCGACCAGCGGCAGCGACACGCAGACGATACGAATAGAGGGCCACACCATTGACGGGTCCGGCAACCTGACGTTTGCCGGACAGGATGTAACGCTGACAGGAACGACCGAGGCGACACTTTCAACCCCGCTGGCGCGATGCAACCGGATGTTTATAAAGGCGTCCGGCACGTTCAACAGCCCACAGGCTGCGGCGGTCGGGACAATTAGCGCCTACGACAACACGGACGGCGTAGCGTCGGGCGTTCCCAATACGGCTGCGGCGACCAAGTGCATAATTGCGCCAACATTCGTGCAGTCGGAAAAATGCGCCACGTCGATCAGCGCGACAGATTATTGGCTTGTTACCGATGTTGAGGTTGGCATAGGTGACGCAGGCGGCTCGGCCAACCGTGTGACGTTCAGGATTGAGGCCCGTGACATTGTTAACGGGGGCGTTTGGCGTCCATTCGGGCGCAACATTGTTGTCAACATAGGGCAGAACGGCGTGGCTTTTAGGTTCGAGCCTCTAGCCATCGTTCCCAAAAACCACGATGTTCGCGTTGTTGCGAAATCAAACACAAGCACGGCAGAAGTTTTCGCTGAAATTCAGGGCTACTTGGCGCAGGTGATCGGATGAGCGCATTTGCAAAGGGCAAGAGGGCTTTTGGGTTCTGTGACAGAACGGGCTTCCGGTATCCGCTCAAGGACTTGGTCTACGAGATTGATAACGGGGTGCCGAACGGTCTGCGCGTCGGCAAGGATGTGGTTGATCCAGATCATCCACAGAACCATCTTGACCGCGCAAGGACTGACGATCCTCAGTCGCTTGATGATCCGCGGCCAGACACAACAATCGAAAGTCTGTTTGGTTGGACGCCTGTCGGCAACTCAGCGAACTATCTCCAAGCGCTTACAGGTAGAGTTGGGGTCATCGTATGAACTACGCAGAACTGACGCAGCAACTTCAGGACAACCTTGAGACGGACGAGACGACATTTGTTGCGAACATCCCGAACTTTGTGCTGCGCGCTGAAGAGAATATTTTCCGCAGCGTCTATGTCCCGGAACTGCGCAGGAATGCGTCAGGCACATTCACTGGCTCTGCCCGCTACTTGAGCAAGCCGAGCGATTACCTTTCCACCATTTCCGTATCCGTCAATGATGGGACTGATGAAGAGATGATGCAGATGAAGGATATCAGCTTCATTTACGAGGCTTATCCGCAGAACGTAGAGGGCGTCCCAAAATACTATGCCCACTTCAATGATGACTGCTTCATTGTCGGGCCTACCCCTGACAGCGGGTACGCGGCCACGATCCATTATTACTACGACCCCCCAAGCATTGTCACGGCCAGCACGTCTTGGCTTGGCGACAACGCTGAGGGCGCTTTGCTTTATGCCTCAATGGTTGAAGGGTATCTCTTCTTGAAGGGTGACCCTGACCTGATGCAGGAATACCGCGCAAGCTATAAGCAAGCCTTGGACAACCTGACGGCCCTTGGCATGGTGCGCATACGCCGCGATGAGTACCGTGAAGGCAACATCAGGGCGGAGGTATAAGTTACATGGAACTTGCAAAAGACTTCAGCGTCAACGTCTACACGGCGGAGCCTAACCGGGGACACTCTCCTGAGCAGATGGCAGAGATGTGCGCGAACAGCATCATGCATGTTTCGAAGACGGCTCACCCTGTCATTCACGAACAAGCGACTCAGTTCAAAAGCAGGATGCAGTCAGTCATTCTGGAGTACATGAAGAAATCGGTTAATTCTGACCGCACAACTGTGTACAATGCGCTGAAAGATGCGGGACATCCTGATCTCGCAGAAGCAATAAGGAAGCTGTAACGTGGCAATCTCACAGGCCCTCACAACATCTTTCAAGAGCGAACTCCTTGCGGCCCAGCACGATTTTGGGTCTGGCGGTCACACGTTTAAGATGGCCTTGTACACGTCCTCGGCTGTCCTGAATGCGACCACGACTGATTACACGGCTACGGCTGAGGTTGTCGGCACTGCTTATACGGCTGGGGGAGCGGCCCTAACAAACAACGGCATCTCTTCGTCCGGCACCACAGCGCTGGTAGACTGGGCAGACGAGACGTGGAGTGGATCGACAGTCACCGCAAGGGGTGCGCTGATCTACAACACGACAACAGGCGGGGGCGCTGGCACGACAGAAAGTGTTTTGGTTCTCGACTTTGGTACGGACAAGTCATCCAGCGCAAGCGACTTCACCGTTCAGTTCCCCGTGGCAGACGCCACAAACGCAATCATCCGTATCGCTTAGGAGGCGAATTAAAATGGCATTTATCGCAGACATCGTATTCGACAGCGGCTTGTCGTACATCACAACCAACGCTGACCGCGTTGATATCTGCAGCGCAGAGCCGACAACCTACACGCTGGCGACCGTGACCAACACGCTTGGCAACGAGACCACGATTACCACGACTGGCCCTGTAGATGCAGACACAGGCAGTGGCCGCCGCGCAGTCATCGACGCCATCACGTCAGGTACTGTCACAGGCACAGGCACGGCAGACTCTTGGGGCGTCAGCTACGTCACAGGCACAGCACTTCTCGCTGCTGGTCAGCTTACTGGCTCACAGGCTGTCACAAACGGCAACACCTTCACTCTTGATGCAATCTCCATCTACATCAGAGACGCCACCTAATTTCTGGAGCGAGGTGGATGGTAGATGACCGTTGAAGACGTTGAGTTTGCGTTACTCAAGAGGTCTGTAGAAGACCTTCGTGATAGAACGCGGCATTTGCAAGATGGGGTTGAAGAACTGCGCAAGCAGGATCAATCTCGTCTTCGCTCTGCTGTTGTCGCGCTTGGGGGCATCCTTATCGGCACAATGACTTACTTGTGGAACGTCTTTACAAAGGGGCATATCCCATGAGTAAGTATTGGGGAATTGCTTTAACAACCCTCTCCGGGTCACTTGCGTCTCTTGGCATTGGTGCCTTGATTTTCACGTTTGCGGTAGACACGAGGCCACCCTTGATTGGTCTCAGCATTACCCCGCTGAACTCACCAATCTTTGAGGGTACGCGCCTTATAGGGCATGCGATACGTGAGAAGGTTCGCGATGACTGCCCAATCGTATCGGTGCGCAAGGCCACTCATATGGATACTGGCAAGGAATACGCGCTTGCGGGTCAGATATGGAGCGGTGGAAAAGCTGGATCGACATCCATTGACGTTGTGTACGCCACAGAAAATCTCACTGCTGGACAATACGTCTTGGAATACAAGATAAATTATCTCTGCCCTTGGGGGCAAACCTTCAGGTATGACGGTAGCATGTTCTTCGCAGTGGAGAGTGCATAAAGACGAAAAGAGGCAATCATGCCAGACTGGCGCATATACTACGACGATAAAAGCACCTTTGACAGCGACCAAGGTTCGCCTGAAGATGCTCCGTCGCAGGGTTTCATTTGTGCTGTTGGCTGGGATGAGACTGGCAAGCGGTACATCATGCATGGCTGGGACCACTATAACTGGGACGATGATGTCGATCAGTGGTGGGGAATGTCCTATACCGGACTGTTCGACAGGCTTCTGAGAAACAAAGTTAAAGCCTACAAGATGGGCCGCACGGTCTGTCGTCGGGATTGGGAGGAACTTATGATCCTCGCCAACAACGATCCTGACTTCCCTATCGGGGGTAAGTCATGACTCACCAAGTAGCCGTATGGAACCAACAGACCTTTGCTTGGTACACAGATGCTGGCGGCGAAGGCACGAACCAGATCGGGACAACGGGTTCAAACCCAACGACCCTAGATACAAACACCCAGTACAGACTGCGTTACCTGATCCAAGAAACGGCTGGCTCCACTGTTGCTGAGACACCAGTTTTTGGCCTTGAGTTCCGCGTTGATGCTGCGGGCGGCACGTCCTTCGGGGCATGGACCGCCATTACCAGCGGCAATGCTGCCTTCACTGCTGTCTCCACGGCGAGCGTTACGGACGGGGCCACCACGACGCAACAGATCGGCGCTGGCACATTCAACGATGGTGAGTTCAGCTACGTTGACGCTGGATCGACGGCACCAACAAACACCCTGACCGCGACAGGTGGCTCTGACGAGTACGAAGTCGAATGGGTCTTGGAGTTTGCTGCTGTCGGTGGGCAGAACTTTGAGTTCAGGGTTATATGGGATGATGGCACTACGCCGCCTGCCACGGCGCTGGATACATACACTGCGACCACGCAGGTCAGTCCATCTGCTCCAGTAAACACCCTTCTTGCCGACAACGTATCTTCGGCTTCTGCGGTCTCATCCCCAGCGGCTGTCATAACGCGCATACTCGACGCAACAAATGTTCAGTCAGCGTCCACCGTCAGCACCACGGCAATACTGCAGACCCATATCCTCGACGCCACAAATGTCCAAAGCGCTTCCACCGTAAGCGATGCAGCGATTATTCAGACGCATATCATTGGCGCGGCAACGAGCGCTCAGTCTGCCAGTAATGTTTCCAATCCAACCCTTGTGGCAAACTCTGCTCTTGGCTCCGCTACTTCGGTCCAGAGTGCGTCCAATGTATCCTCTCCAGTAACTACGCAGACATATGTCTTTACCGCTACAAATGTGCAGTCGGCATCTGCTGTCAGCACAACGGCTTTGTCACAAGACATTGAACGCTTGCCACCAGACGGGGACGATGTTGTTGGAAGCTGGACGACCGACCTTGGCGGAAGCACAAACTTATTCCAGTCCATTGATGAAGACCCGTTCAATGACAGCGACTACGTGCAAAGCGAACTTAGCCCGCAGTCGAGCGTTGCCCGGTTTACCCTGACCAACCCAAGTGGCGCAGTTGACATCGCGTCAGACCACAAAGTTCAATACCGATACTACAAGGAACTGGACGCTGCTGGTGTGCAGCAACTTGATCTTGTTGTGCGGCTCAAGCAGGGGGCATCAACAGTTGTCGCAACGTGGACCCACAGCAATATCACAGGGACCGTGGTTCAGGCGGTCCAGACGCTCTCCGCTGGGCAGGTCAGTGCCATAACAAACTACGCAGACCTTCGCCTAGAATTTGACGCAAACGCGCCGTAGGAGGCATAAATGGCCACCATCGGTTGGGGAAGATTAGGTTGGAGTGCAGGCCCTTGGAACAGCGGGCTGGAGACGCTCACTGTAACGGATGTTCAAAGCGCCTCTTCGGTCAGCACAAATGATCTTGTTGTTGTCAGGAACCTTGCCCCCACTGGTTCAGCGTCAGCTTCTTCCGTGTCTTCGCCAAGCATTGCGCAGACGCATAATCTCAGCGCCACCTCGGTGCAGAGTGCATCTAATGTCAGCGCGCCAGACCTCTCAGAAGAGAACACACTCACTGTAACGGATGTTCAAAGCGCCTCTTCGGTCAGCACAAATGATCTTGTTGTTGTCAGGAACCTGAACGCCACAAACGTCCAGTCAGCGTCTAGCGTTTCCACGAATGACCTTGGGCGCATCATTAATGCAAACGCCACAAATGTTCAGAGCGCTTCGAATGTATCTTCCCCAGCCATAGAAATTGCCACGCGGGCTATTGTCACTTGGGCTGAGTTTACTGCCAGAGTTGAAAGCGGAAACGCTTTACTCGCGGATGACGTTCAGTCTGCAAGCAACGTATCCACCAATGACCTTACGCAGACCCATGTCCTTGATGCGACGGATGTACAGTCAGCCTCTGCCGTATCTTCGCCCGGAATTGCGGAGGAGAATGCGCTAACTGTTGTCAGCGTCCAGTCAGCTTCTGCTGTCAGCACCAACGACATTGCGCAGGTCCACGTTCTGGACGCCACAAATGTTCAGAGCGCCAGCGCTGTTTCCACAAACGATCTCACAGTTGAAGGGGCGCTAACCGCGGTCAACGTGCAGTCGGCATCGACCGTAAGCACGAACGATCTTTCAGAAGAGAATGCGCTGACAGTCACTGATGTTCAGTCGGCATCCTCCGTTTCAACAAATGATCTCGCTCGCATCATCAATGCCAACGCGACGAATGTTCAGTCGGCTTCTGTTGTTTCGGCCCCAGCGCTTGAGGTTTTCTCAAACCTTGACGCGACAAACGTCCAGTCAGCCTCCGCTGTCAGTACCAACGATCTGGCACAAACCCACATCCTTGATGCAGCAAATGTGCAATCGGCATCAAACGTCAGCACGAACAGTCTGGCCGAGGAAAACGCATTAACAGCGAATGACGTGCAGTCAGCTTCGGCTGTATCGACAAATGACCTTGCTGAAAGCAACGTCCTGAACGCGACAGACGTCCAGTCTGCCAGCGCGGTTTCTTCGTCTGCCATCGCACAAACGCACATACTGAACGCAACCAACGTACAGTCAGCCAGCGCAGTATCTTCACCAGCGCAAGCGACTGCGACGAGAGCCATCGTTACATGGGCTGAGTTCCAAGTTACCATTGCTGGAAGCGGCGTTGATGTTCTGAGTGCTGAAAACATTGAAACTGCTTCTGCCGTCTCTACGACAGCGATTGCACAAACCCATATCCTCGACGCTACAAACGTCGAAAGCGCAAGCAGCGTCACCACAAACGATCTGTCTGAAGAGAACACGCTCAACGCGACCAGCGTACAGTCCGCATCAAGCGTATCGACCAACGATCTCGTTCGAGTTGTAAATGCAGATGCGACAAATGTTCAGTCTGCCTCAGATGTAAGCGCACCAGTATTCGTTCAGCAGGGCGGCCTTTCTCCCGTCAATGTTGAGAGCGCATCTTTCGTATCGACAAATGATTTTGCTCAGACGCACATTCTTGACGCGGTCAATGTTCAGTCGGCATCCACAATAAGTTCCCCGGAACTTTCTGAAGAAAACATTCTGGACGCTACGAACGTCCAATCGGCATCTTCGGTAAGCACCAATGAACTGACAGTTGTTGTCGCCCTTGATGCGGTCAACGTCCAGTCAGCTTCGGCAGTAACGACAAATAGCCTCTCTGAAGAGAATGGCCTCACGGCAGCAGATGTTCAGTCTGCGTCCAGCGTCACCACCAATGACTTTGCTCAGACGCACATCCTGAACGCTACTGACGTACAGAGCGCAAGCAGCGTTACCACCAATACTTTGGTTCACATCGTCGGCCTGACATCCGTCAACGTATCGTCTGGCTCTGCGGTATCTGCCCCGGTTTTTGAGGAGACGTTCACAGAACTCACCCCGACAAACGTGGAGAGCGCGTCAGAGACGTCTGTGAGCGCCATTGGGCAGGTTCACGCCCTGACGCCAGTAAACGTCGAGAGCGCCTCTGAGACGCCCTCTGTGGCCCTTAGCGAGGAGAACGCCCTAACCGTTACGGATGTGCAATCAGCTTCCGCTGTCAGCAGTCCGTCTGCAGTTCAGGTCGTCAGCTTCTCCGCGACCAACATCGAAAGCGCCAGCACCACAAAAACCGTTTCAATCGCTCAGGTCTACATCACGACGCCTGTCGGGGTGGAGAGTTCCTCTGACGTATCGACCGCTGGGGTGGAGCGGATTTTCAATCTTACTGCGGCAAACGTAGAAAGCGCCTCAGAGGTTTCGACACCGTTCTTCGAGATACTGATCATCAAGCCGACCGGGGAGGAACTTACCGCTTCCGTTGGCTTCGTGAACGTGTGGGGTATCGTTCAGTGCGGACCTGACGCCGGATGGTCACAGGACGCGCCATCGCAGAACCCCGGCTTCTCTGAGATAAGCGGCAGCCAAGCACCGGGCTGGAGCCAAGACGAGCCAAGCCAGTCTCCGGGATGGGGGCAGATTGACTGCAGTAACGATCCAGATTGGGATGAGGACGCAGCTTAATCTTGTAATGGAAATGCTCGAACAGTATGCTGCAAAAAAATCCTGCGCAATTTTGCTCATTGCGACAACTCAGAACGCAGGCTGAGATGATGGGATAAAACAATATGGCTTCAACATATTCACTCAACAATGGCATCGAACTCATTGGTGATGGCGAGCAGTCAGGCACTTGGGGCGATACCACAAATACCAACTGGAACCTTATTGATGAGTCCCTTGAGGGGCAACTCTCCAAGACTCTTGCATCAGCAGGAAGTTCCGGCTCTCCGAACACCTTGGTCATTAGCGATGGCGCAACGTCTGAAGGTCGTCACAGATATATCGACTTCGTTGACGGGGCTGATCTCGGCGCAACTGCATATGTTCGACTTGACCCAAACGATGCGGAGAAAATCTTCTACGTCAGAAACTCACTGACTAACGGTCGCAGCCTGATTTTGTTCCAAGGAACTTATAATGCCGCGAACGACTACGTTTTGGCGAACGGGGCCACTGCTGTGGTCAAGTTTGATGGAGGCGGCGCTGGGGCAACGTGTACAGGCATTGGCCGCTTCCCAACAGATGCTGAAGCGGACGAACTTACGGTATATGCTGCAACGCCATTGACGCAGACTGAACTCGCGGAACTGCAAAACATTGGAGCGACAACGATCTCCGCGACTCAGTGGGGCTACCTTGGTGGCTTGACTGGAGCGCCGCCAGCAAGCGATGCTTTGGTCCCGGCTGATATCGGTGTAACCGTTCAAGCTTACATTGATGACCTTAGTAACATCGGAGCGACAACAATCAGTTCTGCCCAGTGGGGTTATCTTGGTGGTGCCGGGGCATATGCAGGAACGCTTCTTGGTACAACCACAGAGGCGAACTTCAAGCAGACAGTCAACCTTGAGATTGGCACTGACGTTCAGGCGTACAGCGCAGACTTGGCGACCTACGTTGCCAACCCTCTTGCCGCCACTGAACTTGCGGAACTTCAAAACATCGGAGCGACCACGATCAGTGCTACCCAGTGGGGCTACCTCGGTGGGCTGGCGTCAGCACCATACGAGAGTGGGGACAACGTATCGTTTGGTACAATCTCCGCTACAGGTGTAGTGGACATTGCTGGCTCGCTTGCTCACACGGGCGACATTGACAACAGCCTCACCTTCACAACCGATGCACAAGTGTACCGTACTGGCGGCACCAATCGCTTCGACATTAACGACAGCGGAGTAAGGTTAGGTAACACTGGCGCGAGGGTCACAGCCATCCTCGACCAAGACACTATGTCTTCCAACAGCGCCACAGCCCTAGCCACGCAGCAGTCTATTAAGGCTTACGCTGATGCATCCGCCGGTGCTATGGTCTTCATCGAAAGCCAAGATGCGTCAAACACCGCAACCTTGGACTTCACAGGCTTTGATGCCACGAAATACGATGCGTATAAGTTTGTAGGTCAGGGGCTTGTCCCTATCCTTGAAACCATCGGAAATGGGCTTCGTTCCAGAACAAGCACGAACGGCGGCTCTACTTATGACAGCACGACAGGTGATTACACATACGCAGGGAGATGGATGCCTTCCACAGGAACACGGTTCGACATACAAGGCGAAAATGTCAGCGCGATCAACATTCTTGGCCAGAATGATGTTGGTTCAGATCCGGGCGAAGATGGTGTTGATTTTGTTATGCACGTCACAAACGCAGGAGTGGCAAAACAAACTCGCGCCGTTTGGGAGGCAAATTACACAAATTCTAGTGGGTACATGTGTTTTGTTGCTGCAGGTGGAGCGCGAAAAAGCTCTGCGGACGTTGATGCGATACAATTTTATTTCAGTTTAGACAACATCGCATCAGGCACCATCACAATGTACGGACTGAGAAACAGCTAATGTTTGAAATTCTGTTAGCCTTCAGTGATCACCAACTACAGGGAGACTGGACGGAAGTTCATCCCGGCGTTCGCTATGAAAGCACAGAATATCCGATCATGGCTGCGTTCTTTCTGAACAGCGAAGGCAATCCAAGCCTAGCTGTTGGTTTCCTCGGTGACTATGCGCTGAGCGATACCATATCGGCTTTTGGTGAGATTGGCGGCGCAACGGGCTACAGCGGCGGCCCAGTCATACCGTTTGGCCGCGTTGGCTTTGAGTATAGCGATATGGGGCGGCTGTTTGTTGCTCCAGCAATGAATACGGATGGCGATGTCGGCACGGTTGTTGGTGTTGAACTTATCTTGGCGAGGTTTTGAATGTCTAAACTTGTCCCCATCAAGTTGACGCCGGGAATTAACAGGGAGCATACACGCTTTGCTGGTGAGGGCGGTTGGTATGATGGCGATAAGATCAGGTTCCGTCATGGCTTTCCAGAAAGCATAGGCGGCTGGTCGAGGCTCCTGAATGATACATTCCTCGGTACGTGTCGCTCCCTATACACATGGACCGTTCTCGCAGGGGACTTGCTTCTCGGCGTCGGCACTACGTGGAAATTTTACGCCCTGTACGGCGGCGCTTTTTACGACATCACCCCAATACGCACAACGACTGCGGCTGGAGATGTCACGTTTTCTGCGTCAAACGGGTCTAACATGCTGACGGTAACCGACAGCAATCACGGTGCCTTTCCAAACGACTTTGTTACTTTCTCCGGCGCGAGTAGTCTTGGTGGCTTGGTTACGGCTCCAGTCATGAACGCTGAGCATCAAATCGCAACGGTTACAGATGCCAATACCTACACCATTGAACTCAGCGTTACGGCCAACGGGTCAGACACTGGGAATGGTGGCGCGTCTGTCATCGGTGTTTATCAGGTCAATGTTGGCCTCGACACAGGACTGACAGGTACAGGCTGGAGCGCTGGTGCTTGGGGTGACGGCGGATGGGGGGAAGCTGCCCCATCAACTGCTGGTTCTCAAATATTGCGTATCTGGTCTCAGGATAACTTTGGCGAAGACCTGATCATTAACCCAGTGAACGGTGGCATCTACTACTGGGATGTCAGCGGAGGCATCGGGACAGTTCGGGCGGTGCCTTTAAGCAGTCTTTCCGGCGCAAGCGATGCTCCATTGTTTGCAACGCAGACTATGGTGTCTGACCAAGACCGACATGTAATTTGCCTTGGGTGTGACGCTGAAGATGATCCGGGTAATTCTGACCCTCTCCTCATCAGGTGGTCAGACCAAGAGAACGCCTCGGACTGGACAACGCGCACAACCAACACTGCTGGCAGCCTTAGACTGTCTCGTGGTGCTGAGATCGTTCGAGCCGTGCAGACCAAGCGAGAGATTATAATCTTCACTGACCAGTCCATGCACTCAATGCAGTTCCTTGGGCCTCCATATACTTTTGGTATTCAGGAGATTTCATCATCGACTGAACTTATGTCTCGCATCTCCGTGACTACGGTGGACGATGGCTTGTTCTGGATGGCGAACGGAAAGTTCATGGTCTATGACGGCACAGTCCGTGAGATCGAGTGCGACGTGAAGAGTTACGTTTTCGATAACTTCAACATCGATGAGAGGCAGAAGGTCGTTGCCGGACACAACCTGAAATTCTCAGAAGTATGGTGGTGGTATCCAAGCAGCGGTGCCAGCGAGAATGACAGTTACGTTGTGTTCAATTACCTTGAAAGTATCTGGTATTTCGGGAGCATGGTGCGGACTGCATGGCATCCATCAGGATTGACAGACTATGCAATCGCCGCCGGGACTGACGGCTACTTGTACGAGCATGAAAAAGGTCTCAACGATGGGTCAAGTAACCCGGCTGTTTCCTTGCCATCGTATATTGAAAGCGCCACTTTCGATATTGCGGATGGAGATCAGTTCTTTTTTGCAAACCGCATCATTCCTGACGTCACGTTTGTAAATTCCACAGGCGATCCAATGGCAACGATGACGCTCAAGGCTCGGCGCTTTCCCGGCTCATCGTTTGACAACAGCGATGTGGCTGTAACATCTCAGACCGCCACTGTTCCAATAGAGCAATTTACGGAGCAACAGCACATCAGGCTGCGCGGCAGGTCTATGACTATGCGTGTGGATGCAGACGAACTGAATGTGCAGTGGCGTCTTGGCATTCCGCGTATCGGCATGAGAACGGACGGGAGGCGCTAATGGCTTTGATCGGCCCATCCGGCATACCGTACTTTGGAAACCCGCCGCAGGAGTATAGTCAGCGCTTTATGACTGACCTTGTCCGTGCCTTTGCGCAGTTCGCCGCTCTTACAACGAACCCCGGTGAAATGAGGGGGACGAAGATTGTCCTCACAGACCTGCCTGACGGAGATCAAGGTCTTGAAGCTGGCACCTTATACCGCGATGGAACCTCTGTAAAAATCGCATCGAACAACATTTCTGCCCCATCGACCGTAGCGCTTACGTCATCTCTTGGTGATGTCATTGTGCTGACGCCATAAAGTTCTATGGAACTTATGGTAAACAAAGCAAACTGAAGCTGCTACTATACATTGCAGCAACCTAAGGAATAGACATGTTACCCTTTCTGTTTGGAATGTTGGCCCCGTCACTTCTCCCCGGCATGGCCCCTTGGCTGGCTGGTGGACTTGGCTCTCTGGCTGGCGATGCACTTGATGGCGGTGACTTCAGTTTGGCAAGCGCGCTTCCCGGCGCTCTTGGTGGCGCTATGGTGGGAGACGGGGGTCTTGGAAGCCTGTTTGGTGGAGGCGCTACTGGCGCTACTGCCGCTGCCCAAGGCGCTCCCTTAGCCGCTCCCGGCGTGGCCGCGGCTTTGGGGTCACCCGCCGCTGCTGGCGGTGCTGCTGCTGCCACTGGGGCCAATGCCGCTGCTGGTGGTGCTGCTGCTGGTGGTGGTGGGTTGATGAGCATGCTCACCCCGACCAACGTAGCGCTCGGCGGTATGGCACTTGGCGCTCTGGGCGGCCCAACTGGCCCGGAGATTAAGCCACGCGAAAAGGTCTGGCGACCTGAGGCTCAGCCCCCCGGCGCTCCAACCGCTGGAACACCACCTGCTGGGTATATCCCCGGCATCAGTCCAGAGTGGGACTATGGCATTCAGCCAAACGTAGCGAGGGACAACCTTCTCAGGGACGCTGCTGGATATGCTGAAGGTGGCGCTGTTGAGTCTGCGGCAGTCCTTCCTGATCCAATGACGCAATACCTGTCACGTCCGGCGTCTGCCCCACAGCAGATTGGTCAGGCGTCTCAAAACGCTCGTAATCTTCAAGCGCGCTACATGGCTGGGGAAGGCCCTCGTGGCATACGGCGTCAGGGCATCACGTCTATTGGCCCATCACAAATGCCTGACATCAGCCCGATCCAGAACCCATACTCCGACTACATGACTGGAGGGTCGTCTGATCTGAACGCACCTGCCCCGTTAAGTGGCTTGGCATCTTTGACATCGCAGTATGGTGACAATGGAAGATCAGACGGTGGCAACTGGAGGGGTAGCGCTGCGGATCGACAGGCAAGGAGAGAAGGCGACAGGGCGCAAAGCCAGTATGAAAGCCTTGGCGCGATCTACGCTGAAGGTGGAAAGGTCGCCACTCCCGGAATGGATGCCAGAACCACAGAGGTTCAGAACGCCATTGCTGCAATCATGGGTGACCCAAACGTAGACCCGCAGCAGGCTATGGGCGCGCTCTACCAGAAGTTGCTTCAGCAGTATGGGCCGGAACAGGCCGATGCCATGATCAAGGAACTCGTTGCTCAGGTACAGGGCAGTGGCCAAAGCCGCGCAATGCCTGAGGCTGGTGGGCCGGACGGAATGGCAGACGATATGCCAGCGATGGTCGATGGCGTTGAGCCAGCACGTATCAACAGCGGAGAGATGGTTATCTCGAAGCCTGACCTCTCAGCTATCGGTAGCGGTGATGCGGACAAGGGGATGGACAAGGTCACCAACCTTCTTGAGCAGGTTCGTCAGGAACATTACGGACGCAAGGACCACCCTGAGCGTGTGAACTTTGAAGGCATGACGGCGGGGATGATGTGAGAGTAAGCGCTGTACCATACGAAGTAGTGGACGTCCTTTGGGATGAAGCAAAAAGTCTTCTTGAGCCTGCGCTAAAATTTGCGAAGCGTCGTTTCACAATTGAAAGCGTCAAAGAGCATATTGACGGGCAGTATATTGCGTTGTGGGTTGCTATGGACGATGAGAACAAATTGAAG